CAAACATGGTTCCTGTTCCTGATATGGCGCAACTCATACACGAAGCGGCCTGTCATAACGTGGATGAGATTTATCTTGCGGTCTTGTTTGGAGGACAGAAGTTCAGAACATTCCACTTCAACATTACGCAGGAAATGAAAGATGAGCTTGTCAAAGAGATGGCAAAGTTTTGGGGCATTGTTGTATCGAATGCCGAGCCACAGGCTAGTGATGTTGAATCAACCAAGCTTATCTGGCCTACTTCAAGTGAGGAAGTCGCAACTGCAACAGGTGCGGTTGAACAGGCTTGCGTTGTGCTTAGTGAATACAAGGCACGAATCAAACTTCTTGAAACCGAAGCGGAGAAAGTCGAAGTTGCGATTAGGGAATATATGGGTGCGAAAGGTTCGCTGGTTAGCGTGGATGGAAAGACGCTTGTCACGTGGCGTAACAGTAAGGCATCTATGAAGTTCTCAGGCGAATTGTTTAAACAGGCTATGCCAGACGTTTATCAAAAGTTTGTAGTTGAAGTAAATGGTTCACGTAGGTTCTTACTTAAATAAGGGGATGAGATGAATGTATTTCCAACGTCAGTGCATCAGAAGGAAGGGATGACACTGAGAGATTACTTTGCTGCTAAAGCTATGCAAGGCTTGATAGATGGAACTACTTGGTTCCCTGTTGCTGTGCCTGAAGCTATTTATGACGATGCTGTTCGTTGTTATGCGATAGCAGATGCGATGATGAAAGCGAGGACAAAATGAGTAACATTATTCCGTATGGAGATATAGAAAAGATGGCAGTAGTTATAGCAAAGTCTGGATTGTTTAACGTCAAGACAGAACAGGAAGCTATGGCGTTGATGCTGATAGCACAGGCAGAAGGATCACACCCTGCCGCTGCTGCGCGTGACTATCACGTTATCCAAGGTAGGCCAGCATTGAAAGCAGACGCAATGATGGCTAGGTTCCAGCAAGCAGGTGGAAAAGTAGAGTGGAAGGAATATACAGATGACTGCGTTACTGGTGTTTTTAGTCATCCCGCTGGCGGGTCTTTGTCTGTCACTTGGACTATCGAGATGGGGAAGAATATCGGGTTGGTTAAACCGGGTAGTGGATGGCACAAATATCCTAGAGCTATGCTCAGAGCGCGTTGCATCTCAGAAGGTATCCGATCCGTATATCCCGGCTGTGTCGCAGGTGTTTACACGCCAGAGGAAGTACAGGACATGGAGCCGCAGAAGCAAACTCAGGAAGTCAACATGGGGAAAGCAGAAGTCGTGGTTGAGGAAATAAAGAAAGCCAAAGAAAGAAAAGAAGGTGAAGTTTTTTTGCCACTGTACGTACCGGGGATAGAGGAGCCGTTCAGCGAGTCCACGGATTTAATCGAGTGGGAGACATCTTTTCACGACATGGTTCACAAAATAAAGGCAAGCCAAAAGCTTAGCGATGACACCAAACGCGACAAACTAAAGATGCTTAAAGATGCAAACGGTCTTGTTATAGACAAGCTAGACGCACCTACCAAAATGAAAGTAATGGCGGCTGCTAATTCTCTGGAGGAAGTATGAAGAACCACAACGAACGTCCCGGCAAGGGAGTGTTATTCACTAACGACAAACGTAAGACAGACACACAACCTCACCTTAAAGGTGGATTCACTGCTGACAGAGACATTAAAGAAGGTGAGTGGGTCAAGCTTGCAGGATGGCGTAAGCCTACACCCGTAGGTGAGCTTATATCACTGGCACAGGATAACTTCGTGCCTGATCCTAGCTACAAGAAACCTACTGAGGGCAGCACAGTAAGAGAGTACAGCCCACACGATGATCAAATCCCATTTTAGCATTTTGACAATATATGGCAGCTAGTCGCTCACCCACACAGCGCAGCTTGGAATACTTGCGAGAGCTTGGATACCACTGCGAGATTGTAGAGAAGTGGAATTCCTTTACTAAGCAGAGAAAGGACTTGTGGGGGTGGTGCGACATTCTCGCTATACGTAAGGATGAAGTTCTAGCGGTACAAGTAACGGCTTCTGCTGTTGCTGACCGCATAAAGAAAATTCAAGATTCAACCACGGTTGCGCTAGTCAGAGATGCCGGAATAAGAATTGAAGTACATGGCTGGCGTAAGAACAGTAAAGGCAGATACGTCATTAGAGTGGAGGATATATCGTGAATGCTGCAAATTTTGATAAGTCTGAACGATTACAGAAAGTCGCAAATCTTTTGGGGCGGGGAGGGGAATACACAACGCTAGATATTATCCAGAAGGCAGGAGTGTGTGCAGTCAACAGCATTATTTCAGAACTCAGAGCTAACGGTTACAGCATTGACTGTCAGCGCAGAGCAGACAAATGGTTTTACAGGATGAACAAATGAGAGCCACCAAATCTTTTGAGGAAAGACTTGAGCGTCATATAGAGCGTATTCCTGAATCTGGATGCTGGATATGGATGGGTGCAATTCTTAAAAACGGATACGGGAAAGTTCGAGATGCGAATATGAATTCTGCTTTAGCTCATCGCGCTTCTTATTCACACTACAAAGGTAACTTATCAAAAGATAAGTATGTTTGTCATACGTGCGATATACCTTCCTGCGTTAATCCAAATCATTTATTTCTTGGCACTCCAACAGAAAATCAACAAGATTCAAAAAGAAAAGGAAGGGCAACAAAAGCTACATTTAAATTAGATAGATTGAAAATATCTGAAATTAAAAGTTACTTAAACCACGGGTACTCTCAAAAAGAAATAGCAAATCTTTTTAATATTTCTCAAAGTATGGTTTCAATGATAAACACAAAAAGGACATGGTCAAATGAATAAACCAAAAATATTTATCTCAGTACCAATGTACGGAGGGCAGTGCTATGGATTCTTTGCTCAATCAATGTTGCAGTTAAATAATTTATTGAGAGAGAAGAACATTGAATCTATGATGTCTTTTTTATTTAACGAGAGTTTGATTACTCGCGGCAGGAATGCTCTAGCGCATGGCTTTATGAAGTCAGACGCAACGCATTTGATGTTCATAGATGCAGACATTCAGTTCAACCCTGCTGACTTCTTGCAAATGATTGAGTCAGACAAAGATGTTATCTGCGGTATCTACCCTAAGAAAGAAGTTAATTGGGCAGGTGTACGCAAGGCAATAGAGTCTGGTGTACCTGACAGTCATTTGAAGTACCACACAGGTTCTTTCGTAGTGAATCTAAAGAACTATGTAGGTGAGGCTACGGTTCCAGTAAATGAGCCAGTGGAGATTTGGAATGGTGGCACAGGATTCATGCTGATTAAGCGTGAAGTGTTTGAAAAGCTAAAGCCTATCGTTCCTTGGTACGTCAATGACGTTACTGATCTGTCTGGAAATATAGGGGCAGAACAGATTAGCCAATACTTTACAGAGAGCATAGAGCCAGAGACTAAGCGCTTGCTGTCAGAGGATTACCACTTCTGCAAAACATGGAGAGATAACGGTGGTGAGATATATGCAGCACCGTGGGTAGGTTTGACGCATATAGGAACCTACGCATTTGATGGAAAACTTATTCCAGCACCATAAGGAGACAGCATGACTGAAGAAAAATACATACAAAGACCAGACTTTGCTTTGTTCGATTACATCATGGAAACAAAAAGCCTAAAGAATGATGCTAGGCTTTATGAATTCTTTGATAAAAAGATAAGCAAGCCAGACATAAGCAGGTATCGTCATGGCAAAAAGAAAGTTAGTGCTGGTCACATTCTCGTTATTCATGAGAAGTTAGGTATGCCAGTTGCCGAAATACGCAGCTTCTTAGCGCAGCCGTAACTATGGAAACATTCTCCATCATTACGTTTGTTGCTGGCTTATTAGTAGGCGCTGGTATTTGTTTGATACTTACCGCTTGCTTTTTCTACTGGCTGTTTTCGCAGAGCGAATAAATGACTGAGCCGTGGGAGCGCCTTTGCTTCCCGGCTTTCTCATTCTCTCGCCGCTACCTGCTTTTATGCGCTCACGTTTAGCATGGATTGCCGCATACAATCCGGGATCACCCTTTTGTTTCATTTCTATTCCCTTGCCAAAAATCTTCCGGTTGTTAAATCTCTTTCAAGCGGATTCAAAACTACAGGGTGAATTCTTGCATGTTCAGAATATTTCATAACACGCAAGTTTTCTATTCTGTTGTCATTATGTATTCCATTGATATGATCAACTTGTTCTTTTGGTTCTAATTTTTTTATAAAAGCATCTGCAACTAATCTATGAACAAGAAAACTTTTGCATGGTTCTGATCTTTTTCCACCATTTCTCAGTCTTATTTCAACATAAGGCATTGTTCTATTTTTTTGTTTTTTTATGGATAAACGCATTATTTTTTCTTGCATCCACGTTTTCCCATTGCCTTTTGTTATTCTAAATCTTGCAACAGAACGCACTCTACCGAGTGAACTTATTTGGTATCTTCCCTCGTATCCTGATATATCTTTCCATTCTTCATCGACACTTCCATCGACGCATTGAAGCTCTTGCACGACTCCCCCTCGGACTTGCTTTTGCGATAGGAGCCATTCTAGCACAGAAAGATGCCCGTCTGCCAGCCTCAGACTTACTGGGCTTACTAGTGGTGACAGGAGCCTTCAGATCGCTACCTGTCTCACGATTGTACTTAGCTCTACCCTTGGCAGTCAGGCCAGCGCCTTTGCTTGCTGGAAGCTTCTCACCGCGACCTACAGCTAAACTAGGATTCTTAGCCATTTCTACCCCGCTATAAATAATGCGCGTTCATCATTTCTGCGAGTAACTAATCCTTTAAGGACTTTGCCACCAGCTTTCGTGTACTTCAGAAACTCCTCTGCTGCACCATTATAGTCACCACGATTAAACCTCTGGCGTAATGTGCTGCGCTGTAATGTTCCTAAACCTACATTGAAACTGAAGCTAACCAAAGCATCCAGCCAGCCTTGCTTACTGCCAGCAGCAGGGCAATATTTAAGAACTCCTCGTTCAAACCTCTCAAGGTCTTTTGCAAGTATGGCATTGACTTCTTCCATTGTGAATGTGCGGTTCCAACCTTCAGGACACGGCAATCCCACTCTATCTTCAATCTTCAATTTGCCGTGGTTAGGATCAATGACATGGCCTACTCCGACAGTCCAAAGCTTTGCTGGACAACGATAAGGCTTAGTTCTCACACCTTCGTGATGCGAGATCATCTTTAGAGCCTTGGGGCTTATCATTTGCCAAAAGCCCTGCCGCCAAAGTGAAACGCAATAATCGAAGCGAACAACGCTTGAGTCTCGTTATCCCATAACTGGTCAGCCAACGCATTAAAGTCAACGCCGCTAGTCAATCCTTTGTATGCCAGCACACCATCAATACCGACCAGTAAGAAGAAGAACCCATAGGTAATTACTGGCCTGACACTAGCGCGTAAGTCTTTCATCCACTGACTTGTGCCTTCGTTTAGGCTTGTATCGTGGGCGTAGATAGCTTGCATCTCAGATTGTTGTGCGCCTATTAAGGCTTGCCTCTCATCCGATGCTGTCTGAGTCTTTATCTCGTCAAGCTTAATAGCTTCTATTTGCTGTTGGGCTGCGTATCCTGCGGCAGCTAGTTGCATCTCACGCTCTGTCTGCATCTGAGCCAGCTTTAGTTCGTGAGATTTATCTGCGCGATCCTGAAACAGATCAAGTATTTTGGGTAGGCCACCCATTAGAAATGAGACTAATGTTGAAAAGATTGTAAGCATTATTCACCCTGCATCTGAGTTAATATCTTTGCCCTGAGTTCACGCATCTTCTTTATTTCTTCCATCGCTGCAATTGTTGCGTTGTTCATGTCCATGTACATGATTCCCATAACAGGGAGAGCAATCACTAGCACAAAACACAAGACCACCACGGCGATGAGTAAAGACCACGGTATGTCGCGCTCATCCTTATCATTATCATTAGCCATAGGAACCACAACATTATGAACAGCACCGCGATAATTAGCGCTGTCTGTTCCTTGATTTTTCTTTTTATATTTGCCAGTCGCCATCGTGCAGCCTCAGCTTGTCTGCGCTCAGCAACAAGAGCAATCTCTTGCTCAGCAACAATCCTACCCCACATTTCTTCAAACTTATTCCACAGCGAACCTAATTCTTTAGGCGCTTGATACACCATCATTTCTCGTATTTCTACAAGCATTGCGTCCAATCTAGCCTGTATCAAAATACGCTTCAACGCTCTACGGGCTATTGATTCATCACCCTTGTACACAGACTTAGCGCTTACTTCTTCTTTAATGAATGCCTTGCTTATTGCATCGTAAGCATCCATTAACGCACCAAGCTGGTTGCCAATTTCCGTGTACACATCATGCGGATCAGCTTTAGCTATTTCTTGAACACGCTGAACTTCGGCGTTGTACTGCATTTTTTGCGCTGGAGTTGGATTTTGTATTTTGCCAAATTGCAGCTTGAGATCATCCAACACTTCTTTTACTTCTCCTGCCGTTCCTTTAATGTCTTTATAAAGTTGACAAGCCTTTTTCGCCAAAGCGATTGCGGTGTTGGCGGCGGCAAGGAGGGTAAGCGGGTCAATTTAAAGCCCCTCTCCCGGAGTAACGTAGATAGTTGCGGTTCCAGAAGCAACAATGCCAGATACAAAACAAGTATTTCCGTCACTGGCTTGCGCTGGCGTAGTGATAATGACTGTGCCATTGTTGTGCAACACAAAACCATAGGCAGGTGTGCCAGCAACAGGAATAACTGCTGCATCCGATGCGCTTGTGCCTACGCGAACAAATACATCTGCGGCAGTTCCATTATGAATTCGCAACTGGTTGCTTGGATTGTCAGCCAGTATAGCTACTGTGTTTGCAGAAGTAGTCAGGTTGATACGGGTAGTTTTCCCTTTAACCTGAAACGGTATGTTATTAGCCATCAGTACACCTTTTTCTGGCCTTTAACCATATCAGTAGGACTGTTCTTGCGATCACTAGAACCGCTGAAACACCACATAGATTGAAAGCCGCCTTTAGGCAGAGTTCCAGACTTGTAGTACGGATCACCGTTAGCACTCATATCTGAAGGCAACTGAGGACGCATCGCTGTACCGACTTGCTGGTTATTCGTTTGATACTTTTTCATCGTTTAAACTCCTGTCTTTACGCAAAACCAAAAAGGTAAATATGGAAAAGATACATAACGCAACCAATCTTTCCCATTGCGGCCCCCACATCGCCCACGAAGTCATACCGCAAACCAT